GGTTATCATTCAGGGCAGGATTCCATTCCTGCAAAAAGCTAAAATATTCTTTGCGGGAATGCTTGTAATTGTTGTTTTGCTAATCGCTAAACGAATTTTAAAACTCATTTAAAAAAGAAGAAACTATGAACAGAATAGAGTTCTTAAGAGGTCAGGGCGGTGTGCCAAGGACATTGGCGGGTGAAGACCATGTCAGTGGCTTTGTGATGTATATTCCTGATGCCGACTTGCCAACAATTGCGGGCGATGGCGGCTTCTCGACCGATGACCGAATCAAGGCAATAAGCACCATTGAGGCTGCCGTTGCCCTCGGTATTACAGCATCGCATGCCAAATGGCGTGTACGTGTTTTGCACTACCACCTGAGCGAGATATTCCGCGTTAATCCGGGCATATCGTTGTACGTTGGCTTATTCACTCCGGCTACAACAACCTACGATTTCGAAGAAATCAAAACAATGCAGAACTATGCCGATGGCCGCATACGACAGTTCGCTGTATATGCCCCTGACACTGTGTATAGTTCGGCTAACATCACAGCCCTTCAGGCCGTAGCAACCAGCCTCGAGACAGGTATGACACCCGTTTCAATACTTTTCGCATCCACTGATGACGACTACAGCGACCTGCCTGCCATATCCGGCACCGGCAACAACAACGTAAGCGCGGTTATCGCCCAGGATGGTGATGTATTGAGCCGTGGTTATCTGTTATTCACCGATGCCGAGAACACCACCGACCTTTCCGTTACCTGTATTGGTCTGGCATTGGGTTGCGTCTCGTTAGCGAAGGTTAACGAGGCCATCAGTTGGGTGCAGAAGTTCCCCAGTGGACTTGACACTCCGGCATTGGCCGATGGAACGCTTATCAAGACCATTGATAAGGCCGACCTCGAAGCATTGGACACCAAGCGATACCTGTTCCTGACCAAGTACCCAAGCTACAACGGTAGCTACTGGAACGACAGCCACACGCTGGATGTAGCAACATCCGATTATGCCTACATTGAGTCGCAACGCACCATGGATAAGGCAGTACGTGGCATCTATGCCTACCTGTTACCGTACCTGAGTGGTCCTATCTACATTGACCCGGCAACCGGGAAGATGCGTGGAGACACCGTGTCAACGTTGGAAGATGTTGCAGGCAAAGCCCTCGAAACCATGGAAAAGGCTGGCGAATTGTCAGGTTATGCTGTGGACATTGACCCCGACCAGAACGTCTTATCAAGTTCCGAAGTGGAATTCGTCATTCGCAAGGTTGGCGTTGCAGTTATGCGTAAGGCTAAGGTATCTATCAGTTACACCACATCGTTAACATAGAAGCCATGAACGGATTAAGAACCCCCGCCCTTATCAACGGTACAGAACCGTCTTGGGCTAACATTATTGTAGCAATATCGGGATTCCCGGAGACTGCTATTACTGCCATCTCTTACAAGGACGAGCAGAACATCGAGAATATATGCGGTGCAGGTCAACTGCCAGTAGGTCGTGGTTATGGCAACATTACCGCCACCGGAAGCATAACGCTGTTAACATCAGCCGTTGAAGCATTGCGTGCCGCTTCTTTAACCGGAAGGCTGCAGGACATTGGACCCTTCACCATCAGTGTTAACTATATCCCTCTTACGGGTGGTACGTTGATTCGCCACAAGCTGAAGAACGTCCAGTTCATGGACGATGGCGTTGACGCCAAGCAAGGCGATACCAAGATTGAGCGCAACCTAACACTCGTGATTTCTCACATTGATTGGAAATAGCCATGGACTTAACTAAGCAGCAAATAGATGCCCACAGAGCGAAACACGGAGAATTATTCCGCTACACCACAACCGACGGTAAGTCGTGCCTTCTTAAGACCCCTGACCTTATGACACTTGACGCTTGCCGCACCATTGCGGCAGGCTCAAGCATAAAATTCGACAAGGCATTGATTGACAATTGTTGGGTTGACGGTGACGTGGAACTCAAGACCGAAGATAAGTACCTGATGGGACTATTCGAGTGGACGCAAGCCTTAATTATTAAGGTGGACGGAACGCTGGAAAAGCTTTAGCCGACGCCAGAATAGAGAAGCCCGGCGTATCGGAACGGTACGACACGGCGAAGGCTCTTGTATATCTGTACCGGAATATGCGGGCAACGGTACGGTATTATCTCAAGTACACGCCTGAGGTGATAGAACGCATGACATTACAACAACTGGCTGCTGCTTACATGGACGTGTTACACGTCCGTGGGCAACGCTCGAAATACGAACCTGAAGACTAACAACCACCATGGACGGCGTAAAATACACTATACAACTAGTTGACAAGTGGGGCAAGCCTCTCGATGACCTCGACAGGAAGCTTACGCGCATTGGCGGCAAGTCTATTAACGCGCCTGTTGACAACTTCAACAAGTCGCTTGACGCTACCGACAAGAAGCTGGGTAACCTTGGCAAGTCGGGCGATAAGCTGAAGAACTCAACGTCTGGGGTGTTCGAATCTCTTAACAAGATTGGTATAGGTCCAGGCATGATTGGCGTTGGTGCTCTTACTGTTGGCTTCTACAAGCTTAGCAGCGCAGCCCTCGACAGTGTTAAGGCATTCGCGCAGTTCGAGAAGTACACCGTTACCTTGCGCACCATGTTGGGAAGCCAAGGCGCAGCACGGGAACGGATGGACGAATATACCAAAATTGCCGCCTCAACACCCTTCCAACTTGGGCAGGTAGTAGAAGCCGGTAACCAGTTGCAGGCACTTGGTCGCTACAGCAAGGACACCCTTATTATGCTGGGAGACTTAGCCGCCGCCAGCGGCAAGCCAATTGAGCAAGTTATCAGTGCTTACAGCAAGATGGCCAGCGGACAGAAGGGCGAAGCCATTAACATGTTCCGCGACCTGCTAATAAGTTCCAACGACTGGACAGCCGCCACAGGCAAGGGAATAAGCAAGACAGGCGAACTGCTTGCCAGCACCGAAGAGTTACTCTCCGGGCTTCCCAAGATTCTGAAGCAAAAGGGATTCTTCGGGATGATGCAAGCCCAAAGCCAGACAACAGAAGGCAAGATAAGCAACCTTGACGATAGCATTACTCAGTTAAGGGTTAATGTTGGCGAGAGGTTATCTGGCTCTTACAACAAGTTTCTCAAAATTAGTTCCGGTGTTGTGGAATCAATGAATAAGTGGGTAGCCATTCCATCAGTAGAGAAGATAGCAAAGGAACGAATGGAGTTGAACATGTTGGTCAAGTCAATAACCGATACCAATACACCGCAGAATGTTCGTCTAGACTTGATGCAGCGTATTAAGACGGAATATCCAGAATTTCTCAGGGGAATAGACCTAGAAAAAGCAAGTAACGAGGATTTAAGATTAGAACTGGAAAAAGTAAACGAGCAATATAAAAAAAGAATGGAGTTGGCTGCCTTAAGTAACATTGCAAGGGAAGAGGAGGCAAAGTTGCTCAAGTTACAGGAAAAACAGGCTAAGTTATCTCTTGTTGAAAAATCCCTAATTGATAGAGACAAATTATACTCTGAGTTAGTTTCCAAAATCAAACAGCTTGGCATAACCAACAATGTTACACCTGCTGTTATTGACCAATTTGGTAAAACTCAATTGACAGCACAGGTTGCAAATCCTGATAATAAGCAAGCAAGTGCTAATTATCAATTATATCAGAACTATAAAGCTGCGATAAATAGTGTTGACAGATACATGGATTTCTTCGGAATTCAGACTATTGCAGGCGTTAAAGAAGATATGAATAAGCTAACGGAGCCAATAGATGAACTTACTCTTATCGTTCAAAATTTAAAAAATAGCATAGCAAACAAAATGGCCTTGTTGCAGCCTAAAACAACCACAACACCCACAACGCCACTCTCTACATCCAGCACCATGTCGGAGCTAGAGAAGCAACAAGCCACCATTAGCGGAGGCGGGCGCAACGTGAAGCAGATTAACATTAGCATTAACTCGCTTATTGGCGAGAACAACAATTTTTTCAAAAATGGCGAGACCGCAAGCGACGCCAGTGAATTCCTGCGCAACCTAAGCAGAGCATTGCAGATGGTTGTTAACGACGTTAATATTAACTAGGCATGAGCGAGATAACCATAACAGTACGGAAGCCAAGCGTTGGCGAGAGGTTGGGGGTTAACCTCGGCAACATGGCGTTGCAGATTGCCCAGACAACGGGTGTGCAACTCGCCAAGGGGCTGCTCTACAGAGTGCTGGTTCCCGGTGCTGAGTTCGATATTCCCGACTTTTCCAATTACCTTACAACCGACGGGTTGTCATCGCCACACACGGCGGCACCGTTGGCCATTGCCAAGAATAACGTTATTATGCTTAGCGAAGACCTAAGCGTCGAGGTTCGGTTCTGGGATGTGAAGATGTCCGTAGGATTGAGCAACTATATTATTGAGACCCCTATGTTAGGGCAAAAGGGAACCGTTAAGGAACTCATACAACAGGCCGACCCGTCTGTTAGCATGTCAGGCCATGTCATTGGAGATTATCAATTCTCCTACCCTTTCGACGGCGTGGAAGCCGTTGTGAACTTATTGCAGACATATAAGAGATTCAAGGTGTTGAGTAAGTACCTTGAGATATTCAACATAACCCACCTTGTAATGAGAAATGCGGAATGGGACCAGCGAAGCGCGAGATTCTTCAATGCTCAGCCCTTCGACTTCCAATTCGTAGCCGACAAGGAATATACATTCGACGTTGTATGACACTGGAACCGCTCAGCTACATAGTTGTTAACACGCTTGCAGGCCGTAAGGTTACTGTGGGCAACGTTAACCGTTGGGAAGTGTCGGAGAGCTTAACCAGCTTAACCGATACGGCTTCGGTATATCTGCCCAGGCGAATGTATAAGGACGAAAAAAGCGTTGACCAATACATTACCCGTGGTGATAGCATTGAGCTGTATGCCGGATACGGCGACCCTTCAAGGGTTGTGTTCCGTGGATACGTGAGCCGTGTTGACGTCAATGAAGCCAACATTGTTATTCAGTGCGATAACGAAGCTTACACCATTAAGGGTATTGCCGTTGCTCCCAAGCTATATAAGAGTACAACGCTCAAGGCATTGCTGGCTGACATTATGCCCGGCATCAGTGTCAAGAGTGCCGACATGAACCTTGGCGAGGTACGCATTGCCGAGAAGACAACGGCCTCGAAGGTCATTGACTACATTACC